GGAAACACTGCCGCCAAAAGCAAAATTACGCGGGGCAGCGCCACTAAGTAGATTCAGAAAATCATCCGCCGCAGTATTTAAGTTAGCGGAAATGCCGGGAACAGGACGGTAAGAGCCATATCCAAATCCCAAATTGCGAAGCAGGCCAGGAATTGCAGCCGGTGCCGCCGCGCCAGCGGGAGCCGCCGGAGAAGTCTGCACAGGAGCCGGAGCTGAAGGAGTTTGAGTATAACTAGCCATAGGCGCATTGCTTATTTTAGCAATCTCTTCGGCAATCACTTGCGCCGGAGCCGGGGCAGAGCCACCACCCCCACCGCCTGTATTGGCGCCGGGAATACGACCCTCTACAGAACCGCGACCCAAAACATCAGTGCCGGGTACTCTTGTAGCTACAATCTGACCACGCGCATCATATATAGGCTCATAGCCCTTATTCACGATATCCTCGTACATATTTGCAGCATTTCTAGCACCAAAATTGGTAAGTGCGCCAAGAATGCCAGTGCCTTCTTGACCAGCGCGTTTCGCCAACTGGTCGAGAGCGCTCATGTCCTGACGCCGCTCATCGCCCGTAATAGTGGTCCGCGCATTGGTGGCATCCACAATACCTTGCTGAATTTGCTTGTCATTGGGGTACTCTGTGCCGCGAAGTGTATCTACTAAAGCACCCAAGAAGCTTTGGTCTGCGGGTGCGTTGGCGCCCTTTGTCAAAAATTCTTCACGAACTTGCGAAAGGGGACCAGAAACCACAGTATAACTATCGCCGCCCTTACCACGAGCCGCGTCAATGGCAGCCTGTACCTGAGAAGCAGAAGGTCCGCCAGTAGGAATGGATGCCGCGCCCAAAGCACCTAAATTATCAAACTGAGGCCCAACACTCGGCGCACCGACAGCAGCGCCAACTTCGTCATAGCCGCCGACTGTATTGCCTGTCGGGCCGATTTCATCTAGCGCCATCTGATTGCGTTCTGCATCAGTCATGGTGGGAATGTTCTGCGGAACCAGATTTGGACGAGAAGCAGGGCCTGTAATGTCAGACTGCTGGAAAGGCCCCTGAACCTGTAAATCAGGGCGGGAAGCCGGAGATGGAACGTAAGTGGTATCAATGTCATACACTGTATCAGGACCGTAAGACCGGGTGTCGAAGTCAAATACCGTGTCTAACAAGTTATTCTCAGCCGCCGCCTTGTCTACTGAATCACGGATGGACTTTACATTGCTTGTAGCGAACTCGGTCGGGTCCATAGGTGTCTGGCTGGTGCCAATAACCTTGCTATAAGGACCAAAACCCTCTTCAATATCTACCTGACCACCGCGAGCCGTGATGTCCCTAGCTAAATCTTCTTGCTTTTGACGGTCTTGACTTAACGCTTCGGCAGCCAAAAGGTCGGACAAAGCATCCCTAGCGGCAGTCTGTTCGGCAGCAAGGTTCCTAGCAGCAGTGGCACCCGCGCCAGAATAATCCTGATTTATCGGCCCAACAGTAAAGCTGTCGCTGCTATCTTGGAAAACATCGAAATTATTGTTACCGCCGCCGGAATAATCATAAGACGCATCGCCCATAGAAGGAGCGCTGCTAGTGCTGAAACCCAAGCCAGCTTCGTCATATACAAATGAAGGAACACCACCGGGGCCAGGCTGTCCAGTACCGCCCATCGCGCTCAAAGCAGCAGCTTCGCCGGGAGTAATGTAAGACAGCATGTGCGGCATACCACCCATCATAGCTTGACGCGGTACAGCACCGCCCATTGCCATGCCCATCGGCTGTGGCTGGAAAATATCTACATTCTGCATGGGAGCAGGCATCGGCAATGGCGCACTCATAGGAGATTGCATCGGCGCTTGCATCGGAGGAGTGCGCTGCGCGGACAGGCCAGACATAAAGCCCTTAAACTGCGCTCGCATGGATGGGTCGCTCTGAAAATTTACTGCTGTAGGATTAGCGGGAGCGGCGGGCGGTGGTGCCATCATCGCTCCCATCTGGTAATTTTGTGCCATATTGCCTGCCTCAAATTAATTTGACAGGTTCAATAATAGGCTAAATTGCCTTTCGGGGCAACCGTACTAGAAGGTTTGGTCAGAATAAGGGTCAGATACAAGACAAAAAACATTCATGTCCATGTTTTGACCCAAAAAATCATGCAAAGAGAACGTCAATTCCTCTTGAGTCAAGGAAGGATTCTTCTCTTTTGCTATTTGTAGCACCTTCCCGTAGTCATAAACCCGGCTAGGTGCCAAAAAAGCATACCCAATTATAGCAGACTCAAAAAAACCCATTTCTAAATAAAAATTCTTCGGCCTCATTCTAACGCTCCTGTAAGTACGGAAATCTCGTCAACACATTGTGATAAAATTTTTTGCCCCCTCTCATCCAAATCACCCACGGGGTAGCTTCGGATGCCGTTCAATAAGCGCTGTATCCGCTCTCTCTGGAAAGGGGTCAGGGTACCTTGGCCTCTACTTTCAACCACAGGTTTATCTTCTTCTGAGTTAGCCAACCATCGCACAGCATACTCAAGCGGCAAGTCTATTTTTGTGTGCCCACTCTCATAATAGCAGTACATTCGGTAGGAAACGCCAAGCTTGTCAGCGATTTCACGCCGACTCAAGCCGGATTTCTTGCGATACTCGACTAAATCGCCTGGCTCCCATGATGAATACTTGCTCTTACCGCGCCCGTTCTGCATGTTCTACCTCCATAACACCATGCTTTACGCAGTCCTCAATGAAATCAGGCACACTTGAGAACCTGAACGCCTTCTGCCGCGACTCACAATAAGTAGCTGCCATCAGCTTGAGCATCTGTTGGTCATCCTTCATGGGCTGTTGGTGCTTGTCCCGCAAGCCCTGAATGAACTCTTCGTCTGTGTAAGCGTGGAAAGAGTACCCATCCCCGCCTTTGATTGTGTATTTAGTCATTTGAACCTCCATGACTGTCAATGTTTTAACAATAATAGGAAATTTATTTCACATAGTCAAGGGGGATGGTCAAAAAATTGACGATTGTTAGTGCAAAACTTGGCGTCAAAATTTTGACAGTCAACCCCTAACTTAGGGGGGGTACGCCATTTATTTGACGCCCCGACAAATTCGAGCGCGGCCTCTAGGGTACCTTGGCAATTGTACGGGTTACTGCACAAAAAAAGAGCCGCGCGATGGCGGCTCTTTTGTTCTGGTTTGGGGCGGCTTCGCTATGCGCGAAGCCTTGTCACTGAGCCTTGCATAAATGCCCTAGCTATCTGGTATGGCAGATTATGGCATATATCTTCTGGCGCATCTTCGCGTATTATAACCGCGCTGGCTGGCGTTGCTATATGCCGCTGGTATGATTCCAGTATTTCATAGCCGCCCATGTCATAGCGGCCAGCAGATGCACCGTAGCGATGATTATAATGCTGTTGCGTATATGTCAAAACCGCATCTTGGCCTATCGCGTTGCGTATTTCAGATATTCTGGCAACGATATTATCGCGCCCCATGCCAGTTAATTCTGATAATTCGCGGACTGTAGCACCGCCAGACTGGCGGCAAGCGCGGTATATCATGCCAATATTACTGCCAGAGCGATAAGGGCAATCTGGCGTGATAACGGTTTCAACATGGGTATCAGCTTCGCCATTGCCGCCAGTTAGCCGCTCTTTATCGCACGTTTCAATGGCGTTTATTAACAGTCTAACCCAATTGGCGGCTTTCTTGCTGGATAGCGTTGCCGGGTGCTGGCGGAATTCTATTGTGCCATGTTCATAGGGCTTGATATTAAACGCCATGAATTTTGTGCTTTTTTGCCAGAAACGCGCCCCATTTTGTTCCTTCCAGCTCACTATAACGTTTGATAAATCTTCCAAATTTTCAGCATTATCAAAGGCGCGGCTGGTTTTAGTCCAATTAAGATTTGATATCATGCTGGCGGCTGGCGGATTAGAGCGGCTACGCGGCATGGCATTATCAATAAAATCCTGATTTAAACCATAGAAGCGCATGATATCTTTAACCAGTGAAAAACCCATTAAATTGCTGATATCGCATAGCCAATTATCGGCTGGTTTAAAAACACTGTAAGCCGCTCTGGCCTTTGAATCTTCCCAAAATGCCGCAAGCTGATTAGAGTAGGCCTTTAAACGCCTAGTGCCTACATGCACATGCATACCGCAATTTTGGATATAACGAAGGCCAAGATTAGAGCATACTTCCATTGCCTTTGAATAATCTGCCCAGAATTCAGGGCAATCAACCGCTGGCGGAAAAACTAATTCCACATCAACACCGCCAGAATTATCTTCAACGCATTTAATCCAACCAAGGCCAGCGTCTCTTAAGGCGTTGCGCGTTGCATTAATCGGGTCATTGCGTACATATAAAGGGCAATTGCCAGCGTTATATTCTTGTTCTATGCCAAAAGTGGCATGGGTATTTGGTAAAGTCCAGTTTGTGTAGGTCATTGTTTTTGTTTCCTTTTTTGGTTTCACAATGCAGGGGCAAGCCCTAGCCTCTATAGAATATCACAGAAACAAGTTTCAAACAAGAACAATTGTACGGGTTATGCCATTGAAAACATTGCGTTTTTTATTTTCTCGAAAATTATTTTTGCGGGGCGTTTTTGGGGATAAATGGAACGGGCGCGCCCGCGTATATGTATTAGGATTCAGAAAGTATCAAATGATACTAATACCATTACCTAAATCCCCGATGCCCCGATGCCCGACCTCCAACTGGTGTGCTGCCCGATGCCCGAACAATTGTTCAGCTCCGGCCCGAGAAATGGCGAGCAGCTCGTGCTGCCCGCCTGGTATTAGAGAATATGTTCGGGATTCGTTAGTTTCAGCTCCTCCATTTTTTCCTCTACTGTAATCCTAACTGTGTCCTCGTTTGCCCAGCACAAGCGAAACACGCCATCTGCTGCCTCCTGTGTTCCGCGCTTTGTCTGCCAAACGTCCCCGTTCTTCATGTAGGTCGTAACGTAAAACACTTTGTACTTCGTACTCATACCGTTTCCCCTCTCTTCGCTGCTTCCATCTTTTCATCGCTCCAATCGTCTACATACTCCTCCTGAATACGAGAAAGAGAAACCTCAGTCTCTGTTAGCTCTTGCAATTCCTCTCTTGAAACAGTGTGCTGCGAGTGGGAAACAACCCAGTCTACGCGGCGAGCAATCTCTTCGTCCAGCCACTCGTGCGCCTCTTCCATTGTGTCAAAATATTCTACATCTGGCTCATTATCCAGATGGTCAATCTTATATGTAACTTTATATAAAAGCATTTCGCTCTCCTTTTTGTTTCGTCTCACTCTTATAATATAGGAAAGTTATTTCACTAATACAACAAAAAAATACAGTTTTTAGTGTCAGTAATTTGACGCAGGCAGCGGCGACTCGAACTACAACTCCTGCGGCGCTGCACGAACAATTGTTCGGAGGAGGAGCTGCGAGCGCCGGGATTCGGGCAAAAAAAAGAGCCCGCATTTGCGAGCTCTTTCCCGAACATTTCCCCGGTTTAGTCGTAAGACTCCTCCAAACCATTCTCCGCGATATCAATCTCGATATCTTCGATTGCTTGCTCCCAGAACTCCTCAAATGTTTTGTAGGCGTTTCTATAGTCCGGGCTGAAAGAATATCTTACGTCACTCCCGGACACGGCAATAACCGTGTCCATAGTTCCTTCGTCAACCAACGTGTACTCGTACCCAAGCTTACTCATCTTCTTGCTCCTCTGGCTCTGGATACTTCCAATGTGCGGTATCGCGGATTACTTCCCAATTGATACCAATCGCTGCGTCATGGTTATCGTCAAGGCCGTGCAGTACATCAAGACCCTGCTCCTTGGTCAACCATTTACACTCCATTAGCACATCGTCCAAAGACCAGATGATTGCAATCTGGCCTTCGTCAAGTTCAATCGTTCTCTTATTCATCTTCTTGCTCCACTTCCTCTGCTTCACCATACATGATGCACTCAGCACACGCGGTTTCCATGAACTCGCACTCTTCGCATCCCTCAACTGGTTTATATTCCTTATTCATTTTAAAGCTCCTGTTTCGTTTCTATACTTATAATATAAGAAACTTATTTCATCATATCAAGAGAAAAATGCAGTTTATGGTGTCAGTAATTTGACACTACTCGGCGCGGGAACTCGGCGCAGCGGAACGCGCAGCTCGAACAATTGTTCGGATAACGCGCAGCGGGCAAAAGAAAAGGCCCGCCGCAGCGGACCTTCTCCCAAGGAGCTCGCCGGGATTACGGGCCCGACACCCGAACAGTTCTACGCATCCCGAACAACAACACCCCACTCCTGGTTATAATATGGCTCGAAATCCAGAACAATTTGCTTTGCTGAGTCCGCGGAGCTGGCGCTTACGAAGTAAGACCGCCCGCCCTTTGTTAGGGTAACAAGATAGTTTCGCATCACGCGGCCTCCTGTTCCATAACGTACTCACTGACTACTTGCTCGCCAATGATGTAGACGTACATATTTACCACTTTCTCCGGGTCACTCAAATCTGTTCCACACTCTCCAAAGTTATCTTCCTCGTACTCTTTAACGAATTGGATAATCTTGAAAGCGTTGCTGCCCATCCAGTCAATCGCCTGCTGTGTTCCAATAATATAGTAGTCTGTGTTAAAGCACTCGTGGTGCAAATCGTCCAGATTGTCCTTTACCCACTCCGTCCCTTGGCATTCTAGTGTCTCGGTCAACCAGTCGTCAAAGTACTCTTCAATCTCTGAATATTTATAGTTCATATCGTCCTCGTTTAGTTTGTTTCGTTTCACATTGTAGGGCGGTTGGTTCAACTTGGCTTTTCTGTTGTCTAAATGGAGGTCAGAACAACAACCACTTCAACCGCCCTACCCTTATAATATAGGAAACTATTTTCACACAATCAAGAAAAAAATGCACTTTTTTGCGTCAAACATTTGACACCCGCAGCGGGCTTATTCACGGCGACCTCTGGTTGGGCGCTGCTGGGGGGGGGCGAACAATTGTACGGACGGCGCTGCCTGGGAGGAAGAGTACGGACAATTGCACCACGAGCCCGGCGGAGCTGCCTGGCTTTCCCGGTAAATTCCCGGTTAAGTCCCGAACAATTGTGAACCATGCCGTGCCCGCTGCCTGGCGCCGAACCCCGATTCACCCGGCAGCCGGGCCTGGTCCCGAACAATTGCCCGGCGGAGGCCCCGATGAACCAGGCGCTGCGGGCCCGATGACCCCGATTACCCAGGCAGCCAGTCCCCGAACCCGAACAATTACCCGGGTACCCCGCAGCCCGAGCCCCGATAACCCGAACAATTCAAGCCCGATGCCAGGATACCCGCAAAAAAAGACCCCGAGGCAGCCACCCCGAGGCCCGATTCCCGAACAAATCCCCGCCTCCGAGGGAAATCCTCCCCGTCTCCCCGGGTGGGCGGTGTTATTCCGCGTTATTTACGCTTCTTCGTTATCATCAGTTATCTCTACAACCCCTGCTTGCTCTGGCGTTACGTTCTTCATCCTACGCTCTGCCATACGCTGAAATTCTGCAAGTTTCTCAAGGACTTGCTCCCTATTCATCGCGGTAACATCTTCGTGCATAACGTGGCTTTTATTTACGAGTAGTCCTGTAGCCTTCAATCTCAGCTCTTCTGCGCGGATTGCCTCGCCATATTTACCCAGCTCCCAAGCCTCATCACGCATCTTCTTTAGGTCACGCACAGACTTGTCCACAGTGACGCCATACTTCGTTCTGGCCTCTAGCCTCATCTCTTCTAAGCGTTCCTGTACGATAGGGTTACGCAACAGCCTCACAGCGGCTACAGCGGGGTTTTTATACCCAGCTTCTCTAGCCGCGGCTGTTTGCGTCTTATCTCCATTAAAATACAAATCGAGAAAAGTCTGCTGTTGAGGTTTGAGCCTCTCCATTCCAACAGAGGTTTGTTCCTTTGTTAAAGGCTCTCCGACTTTGGGCATTTCGCCACTCCTTTCTGCTATAATATATTGGGGACTTTGGTACGTCCCAATATATATATATATATACAAAGTTACCAAAGTTACCAAAGTACAAATGTTTTCAGTAACTTAAATAAACTTTGGTAAGATATTGGTTTAAAAACAAAGTTACCAAAGTTGCCTTGTAAGTTATTGTAAACAAACAATAAGCAACTTTGGTTAAAACAACTTTGTTTTCCAAACCCAAAGTTACCAAAGTTAATTGACCCTTTTCCGCCAACATTCCCACAACCCAAAGATGCCCATCACTAACATAATAAAACCAATACCACCAATAGATAAGGTTGCAATAATTTCCGCGGCATCAACCTGAAAGCGAACAATTTCCCGCGCTGATACCAATAGGAACAACCCGAACAAAATGCACAACCAAGAAAATCCATAATACATCATTATTTATACTCCTCTTTGAATTTTTGTAGGCTTTCATTGTAAAGCTCGATTGCTTGTCCAATGCTAATTACAGCGTCCCTGATATGCTCATTAATAACTGTTCTCTCAGGAACATCCTCTTCAACCCTGACCAAAGCCTTACCGACATTAATCAGGATATCTCTTTGCGCGGAAACCATTCTTTTGAATTTTAAATCCTCTCGCGCTTCTTCTTTCATCTCGTTAATAATTTTGTTAAATTTACTGCTCATAGGTAATCTCCCTAATTTGCTCAATGCCAATCATAAATCGTTCCACACCCCTGCGCTTTTCAGCAAGTAAAAACTGTAGCCAGCTTCGTTTATTATTTAGCAACCAATATTCCGCATCAGTCCATTCCGCGTCAGCAAGCCCCTCTTTGGCTTTTCTAATCATTACGTTGATGTCCTCATACACTGCCTTGCAGATAGGGGCGGGGGCGCGATAGCCCCCTTCCACCAATACTTCATCAAAATGTTTAACCATAATGATACCCATACCCTTCATCTTCATAGTCTACAGGCTCGAAAAAGCCGTCATGCGGTGCGACTTTGTATCTTTTCCACAAGATTTCCTGTAGCCGCATCTGCCGCCTTTGCCATCCCATAAACTCATCCATAAACTCAATTCTGGTAATATTGCCATCATCAAACTTCTGTTTAAGAGAGTCCAGCCATCTTTCGATGCTATGATTTTCAGATAAAAGTTTATCACGCAAACTCATTTCCTTGAAAGTTTTATGCTCCCACGCATGAGGCGGAATAAAGTTTGTGCGTTCAGACGGCTTGTTCAGCTTGTAATATTCTTCTGTTTCTTTTTCCATTTTCGTTTCCCTTCCTTTTAGAAATAATAGCCCTGTAGCTTCTTTGTAGCCTTTTCTCCATGCCACCAGCGTTGTTCAGCCTCATACTCAGCCCAACCAGCCGCATCATATAGATAGTTAGTATCTAGCCCAAAATCCTGGTAGCCCTCTAGGATTGTGTCAAAATACGGCTGGCTAGGCTTTGCAATCTCTCTGCGTGTCATCTGATAGGTCATAATGCCAGCGACTTTAATCTTGTCATACAGGCCTTTGCCATCGGTACGATAGCCCTCATAGATATCTAGCTCATACTCATCAGCAGGGGTGATTTCCCACAAGCCAACAGGTAGCGCCATATTAGTGTCTTTTGACTTAATAATGTCAGCCACACCGCGGAAGCATAGCTCCCAGCCGTAAATCATGGCAGCACCCACTGGCTTTGCGTTGGGGCAACGATACGCCATC